GGTGAAATTCTTTACCGAAGTGCTCTAACCAAACATGCCCCTGACGAGCGGGGCTGAAAGCCAGGAGACTCGTAATGGCGCTCACATTCCCAGTTTATCAGCCAACCTACTCGCATTCGGTTCAGTCCGACAGTGGTGGGGCAGAGGGGGGTCAGGGCAACGCAAACGCCAAGCAGATGACCCATACGTCTGTGGCGACGGACGTTATTGGACCCGGAGCTCTTGTCGGCCTAGCTCTAAAGCACACCACAAACGCCGGGGCATCTGAAAAGGTAATCGTTCGTATCTACCGGAGTAGCGACAAGTCGGACTTGATCTTTGAAAGCGAGATCACGTTCACTAGCGCGAACGACATGGCCTATGTTCAGCCAGACCTCCCCATCCCGTTTTTTTCTGGGATCTGGGCGACCGTACAGGCAAACCACTCTGGCGGAACAAGTGCCCAGGAAACGGTGCTGATTAAGCCTGACGTTATGGCGATTGCCGGCAATGGCTGATGGGACTCACTACGGTAACAAGGACGTGGCCTCCGCCTAAAGGCACAGGCGACTCAATAGACGCGGCTTGGTACGAAGAGTACTTCGTAGACTTTACTACGCAGTCAAGTGCCGCCATCGCTCACAATGCGACCTTTCAGCTCGGGACACGGGCTGATGGCGGGACTGCGCCAACGTGGCTCGCGGAAGAAGACAACAGCGGGGACGATAACGACGACATCGGAACCCTAGAGTGGGTGAGTGGGCAAGGCCTCAAGGCAACGCCCATTAAGAGCACAAGCGACTCTAACGTCCACGACTCTATTGACGCGCCGTGTTTCTCTGTGGCCCTTGCTGACTGTGTTCCAAACCTGACAAACAGAGACGTTCTTTGTGTCCAGGTCTACACGGGCGAGCCGGTAACGATTGCCCTTAACCATGATGGCTACGGTCTGGTCCTCTACGAGGGCAACCAGACTAACCTTGGGTCGGTGGTGAACTGGGTCTACATGAGGAACTACTACACTGACGGTGCTCGTAAGTGGAGAGTCTCTGGCAGATATGGGGTGGGAACTGAGGCTTCTGACTCTGGTGGGGTCTCTGCTGTCCCTGGGGTCATCGAGATTGTTTTGTACCCAGGCGACCACGCGGTTACCTCTACCTCTACCTCTACCTCAGACATCGCCCCGCTATCCTCAACCTCCAACAGGGGGTGGTGCAGAGCGGAGCCAGTGCTAAACGAATTTGGCTCTTTCTCAGAGCCTTCTTGGAAGCTAACAAAGACAGCATCTGGAGCGAGGATTGGGCTGGTTTCTTACAAGCACAACTCGAACACTTCGTTCTATAACTACTTCAAGAAGGTCCGTATCCTTCGACTTGCTGGCCGCGCTGGAGGGGCAGACTGATGGGCGTAACAAGCGTTACCAGAACATGGCCGCCCCGAACCCAAGCAGAGGCAGATCCTGCATCAACGTGGACTGTGGCTAAGGAATGGGATTGGGCGGCAGAGAGTTCCCATACCTTTTCTGACAACACTGCTCAAAGCTTTCAGAGCGTTGCGTTCACGCCAAGGAACGTAGGGGACTCAAGCTCATTTGCCGTTGACGACAGCGGGCTAAAGATTGCTGCCACCGGAAGCCAAGCGGGGGGACAGTGGTACAGCACGATTCAAACGGGGCCAGCCTTGATGGCTCCAATCTCATCCATCGTTGATGGCTATAGCTTGAAGGACACAATCTGTGTTCAAGCCCTAGTGGATACTACGGTCGTAAGCACCGGAGGCACGCTCTCCCAGCAGTACCCTGACGTTGCCCTCCTGCTTGGAGACGGTGGCTACGGCGCGTCTGGCGGGGGAAACTGGGTCAAGATTTCAGCTTATCGGCAGCTAAGCACCTCAGACCACATCGTTTACGCTCGGTACGGAGGCGGGGCTGCTACTGGAGCCGGGAACAACACAGCATCTTTTACGATTGCCGGGGGTTTCCCTACGTTCCTAGAGCTTGTCTTTTACCCTGGGACAGGTTGGTCTAGCGCGGCGTCTAGGGACAGCGACTTCCAAGACCCATTGTCCGTTACTTCCGGCAGGTATTACGCCAACATGCAGACATCGCTCCCTAAAGACGTTGGCGGCGGCAGCAACACTGCCCCCGGTGCCAACCCTGACTTCACCTTACGACCCGCTAACCTGCACCTAGGGCTTTCCTTTACGCTTACTCAAACGGGAAGTGACGCTAGTTCTAACGCCAATGCAGTCTTTACAAAACTGCGGGTCCTTAAGAGGAACTACTAAAATGTGGGGCGATAGACCGTGGATTGCCGACTCGATTGCGTTTGCCGCAGCAGACTACGGCGGTGAGATCCTAACCACTGAAGTCTCTATTCCTGAAGATGTTGTTTACATTGCATTTAGGGATGACAACGAAGCTCTTGTTGCTAGATACATTGCCAATGAAGACGGTACAGCCACAAGGATTGGAGAGTGAGATGGAAGAGTTCGGAGGACTAGGAGGGCTGAGCGCAACCGGCATCCTTATCGTCATGGTCCTCAAGGTAGTCCTCGACTACTTGCAGAGCCGGGATGAGGCTGACAGCAAGGCTGACTCTGGTGCAAAGCAGGAGCAGTGTGATGAGTTTGAGCAGCAGCTTGTGCTTATCCGTGAGGCACAGGCCAGGACCGCTGCTAACTGCGAGAAGATGAGCGAAGTTCTCGGCGCAAGGGATGCTGACGGCCTCCCTTTAGTTTACACCCCACGCTCCCTGACAAAGAGCATCGAGCTCCTTTCGACCAGCGTGACAAAGCTTTCAGATCACGTTCAAGGCAGGTAATGCTCCATCCAATTCTTCAGCGTGTCTTGTTAGTTGGGGGGAAGGTCTTCACGCAAGGAGACTGGAACCTCAACCTAGTTGGCATTCGTAACCCCAGCGGCACACCCAACAAGTTCGATGACGAAATGCACGTTATCTATAAGGATAACGGCCAGTGGGTAGATAGGTGGTGGCCGATTACTACGGACCCAGGTACCTATTGGCTCGAGCACCCCATGAACAAGCTGGGCACCGCTGCAGTAGTGGCTGACCGTCAGTACCGGGGCGTGTGGAAGCTCGGACTTCATCGGGGGCGCTATGAGGCTCTTGTGCAAAAGGGAGCGAAGATTGCTGTTCATCGTGACGACAACTTAGACTCAAAGGTGGACTACAACAAAGACAACATCGAAGAGGGCTGGTTCGGCATTAACTGTCATCGAGCAACAGCTTCCGAATTTGGCTCTGTGAACGTGAACAAGTGGTCAGCCGGATGTCAGGTCTTTGCAAGCCCCCATGACTACGATAGTTTTCTCACCATCTGCAAAACCCAGGAAAAAGAGCGGGGCTGGGACAGCTTTACTTACACGCTTCTAAATGGTGGATGGTAATGCGCGAGCAGCCTCTTGTGGATTGGTTCTCTATAGGTGGTATCCTCCTAGTGGTTTTAATCCTCGCAAGCACCCGCTTTTGTTAAGGAACGTGATGGAAAAGTTCGTATCCCGTAAGTTGATCCTCACCATCGTTGTTGTGGTCATTGTTGCTGGCTCCGACATGTTGGGCCTAGACCTAGCCGACGAGACCCTCTCGTCGCTGACCACGATGGTCTTGTCGTTTGTGGGAGCTCAGGGGCTAGTAGACGTCAGCGAGGTCATCAAGTCTGGCCGTAAGGTTGCTGACGTTATTGAGGAAGTGAAGGAGGTTTCTGAAGATGAGTAAGCGAGCTCGCCGCCTGGCGAAGGAGAGGGAGGCGGCAGCCTTCGTCAACAAAAACAACGACAAGATGGTGGCGCTGCTGCTTGACGTCACTGAGGATATTGGTGCTGAATTGGTAGGTTTGTCTCAGATCCAACGCGACAGCCGGATCGCGCTCGAGGCCGCACACAGGCTCGATAAGGCCATCAACATCCCGAACGAGTTGGCTGAAGCCCTTGATTTCTTCGGCTTTTTCCTAGCTGCACTTGCCGTGCTCGGTGTGGTGAGGGCCGTTGAGAAGGACATGGCTCGCAAAAAGGAGCGCAAGGAGAAGCTCAAGCGCCGTCTTGAGGAGCGAGGGCCTAAGATGGCCGCTGCTGCGAAGCGACGGATCGAGCGCAGAATTGCTAAGCTTGAAGCGGCAACCAGGCCTGCGGAGGTTTAGAGAGAATGGACTACCGATACAATAAGACCGCTCCATCCGACGCTTACGGGAAGAAGAAGTCCAAGTCGTCTGAGGGGGTAAAGAAGAAGCGACGTAAGGTCGTCAACCGGAAGAGGACGAGGGGTAAAGCGTAATGGCAACTGTCAGCACAGCTAAGCAGGGAGCTGCGATTGGCTCGTCACTTTATACGGTGACCGAGACATCGAAGGCTCCCACCGCCGTCAGCATGGACACCAGCTCTGGTGACATCATCATGATTGAAATCGACAACACCGCGAACAGCGTTGCGTCGTACTTGAATCTCTACGATGTCGCTGGTGGAGGGACCGTAACTGTTGGCACGACTGACGAGAGCTACGTCTTCATGGCCCCCGCTTCGTCTCGAATTACCTACGCTTGCCCTGAAGGCGCTGAGTACGCCAGCGGACTCTGGGCCACAGTCGTGTCGTCCCCCGGCTCCGCAAACGGGCCTGGCTCCACGGTCACCGCGTACATCCTAGTTAACACTTAAGGGGTTGAAGTCATGGCATTTGGTGTAAAAAGTTCTGGCGTAGCTAGTCCGTTTTCTGTCCGTGGTGTTGAGGTTACTGAGCTTGGGAACACGGGCTTGAGCGACTTCCTCAGTGGCTCGACCACGGTGTACACGCTTGACCTAGACAACTCCGCAAACGGTGCGATTACCTACTTCAAGCTGTACGACAACGCCTCTCCCACATACGGAACGACTGACCCGGTTGTGATGATTGAGGTCAAGGCAAACACCCGCCAGGTCTGGTCTGTTGCCCAGGGGCTGAACCTCACCAACGGCCTCTCGATGATGGCTTGCACTGTCGATGGTGCGGCTTCAGGAAGCAGCCCGAGCAGCGCGTTCAACCTGAGCCTCGTAGTCTCCTAGACTAGGCCGTTCTCATGCCCCCGAAAGGGGGTCAGTGTGTGGGCGAGCTCGTTCACAGCGTGCTCCCTTGGGTCGAGCTCTTCGTACTCGATCTCCCGGCCACCAAAGGTTTCATTGGGGTCTGCCAACAGTCTCTCCCAGGCGCACTCAAGGGCTTCGTCAGGGTCAGCTCCGAAGCCAACAATTGGAAGATGGAACTTAAACATCTTCATTATTCATAGCCCTCCGCTCATTGATTGCCTTGTCGATGTGCCTTGAGCAGTCCTCGCAACACACCTGGTATCGTATCTCAAGAGTGGGTAGGTTCCCGTCCATTCTCGGTATGAGTTGAGCTGGGGCGCAGTAGATGTCACCGAT